TCTCGCTCAGCAGATCCCCGACGAGCACTGGGAATACGCCGCCGAGGACGCTCGCACTATCGACCCTGCCGGCAAAATCCCCGGACAGGATGGCTACACCCCCACCTATGACCCCCGCTGGCTGGCCGCCGAGGCGGT